ATGGGTAGAAATACTTGGAGAGCGTGGCAGACACAATTAGCCTCTGCAGGGCACTACAAGGGCCGCGTGGACGGTAGACCAGGCCGATTTACCTATGAAGCAATACAGCGCTCGCTAAACCTGACAGTTGACGGCGTGCTAGGTCCTCAAACTAGAAGAGGCGTCCAGGCACAGCTGAAAGCTTGGGGATACGAACTAAAAGTAGATGGGCGATGGGGCCGTATTACATATACGGCACTACAACGTAGCCTAAATGACGAGAAATGGCACAAAAACCAGAGAGTCCATGCTAATGACTGACAATAATGAAAATACAGTAGTTAGGGTCACCGTGCGAGACTTGTACGTACAATTACAAAAAATACAGTCGATGGTCGAGCGTATCTCAGCGGAGTTACCAGACTCTGAGGCGCACATACAAGACCATGAAAGTCGCATACGTAAGCTCGAGACGAGAATGGGCTGGATAGTGGGAGCCTGTGGGCTCATAGCCGCTATAGTGCCTTGGATTTTAGGAGTTGCAATATGAAGACCTCGTGGAAGATTAGACGACGCTACATTTTTGTCGCGTTTTGTCTTGGTGCCTTTATGTTAATTGCTGGCAGTATTGCCACGCTGTTAAATAATGACTCAGGTACTCGTGACCTCATTACAGGCGGCGTCGCCCTAATAACCCTCATTTTGACCAGTTACATAGCTGGCAGTGTGTACGAAGATAGGAAGATAAACCACGATGGATAAACTGAAAGATTATTTAAACTATTCTGTCGAGCGCTGTTTAAAAACAGTGGCACAGACAGCTATCGCTGTTATCACAGGCTCACAAGTACTAAACGTTGTTGACGTTGACTGGTTGCAGGTCGCTGGTATCGCCGCGCTTGCTGGCGTAATGTCTTTGCTGACCTCAGTGTTGCAATACGACAAGGCAGGCAAGTAGTGGCTGACCTAGACGCTGTAGAGACCGTCGATGGCGTAGTATGCCCTGTAGACCCAATGGACGCTTTACAGTGCGACAGTTGCCAGTAATGTGGTAAAGTCTTTATTGCGACGCGCTAAATAGTTCGTCTTTTTCCTTGTTGTAAACGACCCACTTAGATATTTTTTCTAAGTGGGTCGTTTCTTTTTTTGTTTAGCCCAGTAACCAAGCGTAGATGGTTGCTCTAGTTACGTTTGATTGGTTAGCTATTTTGGTTATGCTGGTGCCTTTTGTGTATTCGTCTTTCACTTTTTGTTGTAGTGCCTCAGTTACTAGCTCTAGGCGATTTATTGCGTATTCCCTAGTGTCGCCTAGTTGTTGTACTGACATTTCCGAATAGTCTTGATAATCCATTTTAGTCCTAGCCTAAACACATATTTGACAAAGCCATTCACAGTCGCTAATGGCGTCATCAATCTCATACAGGTTTTCAGTTGCTCCGCAGTTTTCGCATTTTTCTGCCTGATAGTTGTCGGTTGTGATGTTCATTGTCTTTATCCTTTTTGTTTTAGTAACGCCTTACCATTTTGTTTTTACGATGAACTCGTTTTATTTGGGTTACAGCAAATGAGTTGAATTTACTATCCTTGTCGAAACAGTCGACCCAACACCTACCGGTTTCTTGGTTGCAGACGAAGGCTCTAAATTTCATGCGACCTTTATTTTTGATTGTCAGCTCAGTACCTGGTTGTACTTTTATGCTGTTAAATTCCCAGTCTTTTTTTTCTGTAAACATTCCATCTCCTCGTTGTTGTGTATATAACTATACGTATAAGACTATACACTAACTAAGCGTTTTATGCAAATGTTATATAAATGTACTTGACACGTGTCAGCGGTTAGTGGCAGTGTGCTAGTAGCAAATAACACAAACAAACAAGGAATGAGAGTATGGGTTATTACAACAAGCTCGAAGTAGAACAACAAGCAAAGATAGACAGCATAGTGCGCTGGTATCAAGCACACGCCGATGTTTTACCGGCATACTTGCTAAACCGTATTTTAGCCGATGACGAGTTGCTAACTACTGTTATCGAGCTATGGGAAGAAACGCCACGTAGGAGGTCTGCAAGCGACCACGTCGCTTTGCAGGTCACTAACAGCAAGCCTAAAACTGATTGGTCTATGACCTCTGACCAAGCTAAAATTTTTATAATTATCTACGGTATAACTATGGGTCTTGTTTTATTAGGTATCGTCGGCTTGGGGGTTTTCTAATGGTCGGCAACATACTGTTATTTAGCGGTAGCGTTATTGCGCTTATTCCTAGCCTTTTTTATGGCGTAATAAACGGCTTAAGTCTGTTAGGTCTAGTAATCGCTATCTACGGGGCCTACCTTGTTTTCAGACAAGGTTCTAAAGGTGTTTAGTGCCTATGAGAAACTAAACCGTGCGCTGAACGCGGTAGGGCAGACGCCTTGTCAAGCAAACCCAGAGGCATATTTCCCCGAAAAAGAGCAAGCAATAAGTGAGTATGAAAATAGACAGATGGCTTACCGCTTGTGTCAAGATTGCCCTGTAATTTTAGAATGTCTCAACTACGCGGTAGAGGCTAACGAAAAGTACGGGATTTGGGGCGGTCTAACCACAGCGCAACGACAAAAACTACAAAATAGAAAGGTGGCAAAGAAATGGCTAGGATAATGCTCAGTAAAAATGGTCGTGAGATTGTAGTAACTAATCTTGACGAGCCTTGGACGATTAGCAACGATAACGCCCTAATCCTTACCTTGGGCCAAGCGCACGAGCTAGGATTAATCTTAACCAATGACCCTTGGACAGAGAAATTTGAGGCTGAAGATGGTTAATAAGGTAGACGAGTTGGCCGCTGAGTTGTGTCAGGCTTGGAAAGATAACTATACGTTGTCAGGCGAAAAGGCCTTTATCGCTAACGAGCTGTTAAGGTCGAAAATAATCGACGAAGCGCGACAGCTCGGTATCGACGAAAAGGTTTACACCAGAGCCAACGACCTATTACACGGCAGACAATGTTAGAAACACACCAATTTGTCGCGTCTAAGTCGCTTGACCTAGACGAATGGCGTGCCGCACGTCGTAGAGGTGTCACAGCTACACAAGTATCTAGAGGTGCTACGCCATCAGGTCGTAAAGAGGTTTTAGCGTCTTATTGGGCTGACTACGATACACCTGACACGCCGCAAATGGCGTTTGGTCGTGACAGTGAGCCTTGGCTGGCTTTATGGGCTAAGCAACATTACGATGTTATGCCAAATGACTGGTTAATAAAGAGTAGTGAAAACCCGATAGCTTTAGCTACGCCTGACGGCCTTTCTTTAGACCATAGGTTTATTTTAGAGGTCAAAACCACAGGCAAAGACTGGCAGTCGATAAATAAAATACCTATTGCATACAGGCGTCAAGTGCAATGGCAGTTATACGTTACTAACGCTGAGGCTTGTGTATTTGTCTGGTTACTAAGGGCTGAGCATGATGGTCGCATGGTGCCAGCGTGGTACGAGCCTAAGTCTGACGTTATTACTCGTGATAGTAAAATGATTTCTGACCTTAAAAAGTCGGCAGACTTGTTATGGTCAGATTTATGTGAAGGGAGTTAGGGAAAATGGCGCGTTTTGATTTGACAAAATACGCTACAGTGGCTGAGCGTTTAGTTGCTGTAGGCAAAGAGTGGCCTGATTATCGTATAGAGACTGAGGATTACTCTACAGAGGCAGACAGAGCTAAAGGGGTATGGCGTGTAAAGGCCACTCTATATTTAACTCGACAAGACCAATTAGACCGTGTCGCAAAGGCTACTGGTCACGCGTTCGAGGTCGACGGTCAAGCTGGCGCAAATGTCACCTCAGGGTTAGAGAACTGTGAAAGCTCAGCCGTAGGCAGGTGTATGGCTCTAGCAGGCTGGTCTGTCAACAAAGATAACCCAGGGTCTTTAGCAAGTCGTGAAGAAATGTTAAAGGTTCAACGAGGACCTGTCAGACAAGAAATGGTAGCAGTGCCAGACGATTTTATTGGGCGAGTAGACGACGTAAGTGACATAAAACAGTTAGAATTGCTGTGGGACGAGTCCGTAAGGTTAGGATTTTCTGACCAAGTCAAAAAAATAATAGCTGATAAAAAGGTGGTTTTATCGTGAAACTTATTCTAAAAAAACGTGACCGCATGGTTTTGAAAATGTTGAAACAGCACTATAGCGGCTTACCAGCACCAAAAGAACACCCACGTGACAAGCTAGTGCGTTACAGCAAGAAACAGCGTAATGGTGTTGCAACGTCGATACGACAGTTTTACGAAAGTTTCGAGCGTGTATGGTGAGTGACCTAACACCAGCTCAAATTATCGCAACTTTGACGACTATTAGCAAAGACATTGATGACGCAACTGACGAAATATCTAAGTTAGATGAGCAAGCGGTTAGATGTCGAGCTAAGTACAAAACAGCTTACGCGAAAGCATTTCTGAACGCTGACGGCTCGATGGACATAAGACGATACACGGCAGAGTTGCAAACGGCAGAGAGTCATTTAGAGTCAGAGCTGGCTGACCAAAAGCATAGGGCCTCAGTTAGCGCTATAAAAGCTCTACGAGACCGTCTAGAGGTCGGTAGGTCGCTTGGTCCCCTTGTCAGGTTAGAATGGGGTCAAGCTTAGACAAGTACGCAACAACAACAACAAGGATAAAAACGATGGTAAATATATTTAAACAGCGACAAATTCAAGCGCCGACAGTAATAATCTTTGTGTGGCTATTTCTGCCCATGCTGATTACATTTAACTCGCACCAAAGCATAATTCAGTCAGGTACACCTGTCACTGAGAAAAAAGTAGAGCCACCTGTAGACGATTACGTTGACCAATTTTTTACAAATACAAGTAGGTTTAGACAAATCATTGAAAGACCTAATTACATAAATTACGCGCACGCGATTTTACCTGTACACGACGCAACAGTATCTAGTGATTTTGGTTGGCGAGTGGCACCTTGTAAAGGTTGTAGTAGTGACCACCAGGGCGTAGATTTTGTACCTGGTGCCGGTGAGCCAGTAATGGCTGTACTAGATGGCATTGTTACAGCGGCAGGTCGTAATCAAGGTTACGGTTTTTGGGTAAAGATAGAGCACGTTGTACCTGTCTCTGCTACGCGTGTCGAACGGTGGCAAACGATTTACGCCCATTTACAGGCAAACTCGATACCAACCGGTGTGAGGGTAGGTTCGCTAGTACAAAAAGGCCAGGTTATCGGTCTGGTGGGTAGCACTGGGATATCTACGGGTCCGCATTTGCATTTTGAGTTACACATTGACGGCAAAGTAGTCGACCCTTTACCAGTTTTAGCGCAAAGCCAAGCTGTTGTAGACCTTGAGACTATTTGGAGGTAATAAAATGTCGTATAACCCGTCTTTTGACATAGATTTTACGCGTGGCGTAGCTGGCGAAAATTTAGCTAAAAAGTTTTTATTTGGAACACATGAGGTAAAGACTGACTACAAGACGGTACAGACAGGTAATTTTTACATAGAGACTTGGCAACAGCCTAACGGTAAGGATTGGAAGCCGTCAGGTATAAACACGACTGAGGCTAATTTTTGGGTGCAGGCAAGTCCGATAGGTACTGGCGGTATTTTTATTTTGACGTCGGCACTAAAAGAACTTTTAAAGGAGAAACAACCACCTGAGGCTGAGCAACCTGTGGTCAATTCTGAAACAGCCGCTAGTAAGGGCAGGCTAGTCAAAGCAAGCGACGTTATGCGTAAGTTAGGGTTTTTATGAGTGGCGCTAGTTCACGTCGTAAAGGTAATGCGGCAGAGGTAGAGGTTGCTAAGGCATTAGAACGCGCTGGCTGGACAGCGGTAACGTCAAGAGCCGCTAGAGGTGGTTATCAAACCGGCGAGGATATTGTGACAGATTTTCCGTTATCAGTTGAGGTGAAAAACCAGACACGTCTAGATTTGTCGGGTTGGTGGTCACAAGCTACTAAGCAGGCAGGCGACAAACCGGCTGTAGTTATCCACAAGCGAGTCGGTAAGGCTAGAGCTGAGGATTGGTGGGTAACTATGGACGTTGCGACGTTGTTAAAGATTGTTGGCAAGCTATGAGTATTGGCAAGAAGTCGCGTAATCAGTCTCGTAAGGCACGTGAGACGGTTTTTAGACGCGACAGCGGTCTTTGCGTCTCTATTGGTATTTCGGGTCCCTGTAGCGATTCTGTGACCTTACAGCACCGTGTAGGGCGTGGAATGGGCGGCAGTGCTCAATTTGACACGATACCGCCATATTTGCTAACTATGTGTAGTACGCATAATTGGTTAGAGACCAGTGACGCCGATTACCATAAGATTTGCAAAGATTTAGGGTGGTCTGTACCACGTTGGGTACCTGACTCTTGGTCTATAACAGAGGTGCCAGTTTTTTATTGGGACGGTTGGCACTACCTAGTTGGCAACGAGAGAATACTCACTACGGTTAAATCCGCGTTAGACCGAATGGAGACTATTTATGGTGACTAATACTGACCTGACGGCAGACATACGGTTTAGCATAATTCCCGAATGGGTTTTAGACTCTGACATTTCCGACAAAGCACTCAGGGTATACGCCCTATTAGCTCGATACGCCGACAACGACAATTTACAAGCATTCCCGAGTCGACAGACGTTAGCTAATCGTGCTCGATGTAGCGTCAAGTCAATCGACAGAGCTTTAGACGAATTGATAAAACTTGGAGCTATCAAGAAACAACACAGGGTACAGCAAGGTGTTTACACGTCTTCACTGTTTACAGTTATACGTGTAGGGGTAGGGACACGGGTGACGCTAGGTGGCGACACTGGTGACGCTAGGGTGGGGACACAGGTGACGCATAGAACTATAACCAATGAACTAGAACTAATTAAAGATAATGGTTTCACTAACTTTTGGGTGATTTACCCTAAAAAGGCAGATAAGAGGTCCGCACAAAAGGCGTTTGCTAAAGCGCTTGCTTACGCGTCGGTTGAGGACTTACTGAGCGGCGCAGAAAAGTACAGAGACGACCCGAATCGAGACCCAAAATATACGAAAAATGCGAGCACGTGGCTAAATGCTGGGTCCTGGGACAACGAGCCGATTGCTACAAGCACAAAGCTCAATGAGTTTGGCAGACCATTTGCTAAACCTGCAGAGGTGCCAGACCCAAGAGCTTGGGTCAAAGCTGAGCACGACAGAGGTGAGCACTATGAATGTAGACCTGGAGAGTTTGGGTGCAAATGATGAAACCACAAATAAATATTGATGGTGCTCAGGTGTTTCTTGGTGACTGTCGTGAGGTCTTGGAGGGCTTTCCGGATAACTCGGTGGATTCTATAGTGACTGACCCACCCTACGAGCTTGGATTCATGGGGAAGGGTTGGGATTCCAGCGGCATTGCTTACGATGTGACGGTGTGGCTAGAGTGTCTACGGGTCTTAAAACCTGGCGGCCATATTTTGGCGTTTGGTGGGTCTAGGACTTTTCACCGGCTTGCCGTTGCTATTGAGGACGCTGGGTTTGAGATTCGTGACACTATTGCCTGGATTAGTTCTAAGACATTCCCTAAGTCGCTTAATATCGAAAAGGCTATAGATAAGGCTGGCATGAACGGCTCCATGGCAAAGGGTTGGGGTACTGGTCTTAAGCCCTCACACGAGCCAATAATCGTTGGTCGTAAGCCCTTAGATGGGACTGTGGCGAATAATACCTTGCAATGGGGTGTGGGTGGGCTGAACATAGACGCTTGCAGGGTTGGTACAGAAACTGTCACGATAAACACCTTTGACAATGGGGCTAAGCCGTGGGGCGAAGCCGTCGGCGAGCCTTATACGTCGAGACAGTCGCAAGGTCGTTGGCCTGCAAATGTAATACTCGATGAGCACAGTGCAAGGCTACTCGATGACCAGTCAGGGGTCAGCGTAAGTAATAAGCGGTTACGCACGGCACGGACGAATGCTCCCATGGAAGCTAACGAGCAATGGTCTAACCGGTTAAACGCCAGTCAGCGGCTTGGATTTTCGTCGGAACGCGGTCATAATGATTCGGGTGGCGCGTCGCGTTTTTTCTATGTGGCTAAGGCTTCTAAGCGTGACCAAAATGAAGGGTTAGATATGCAGAACTTTCACCCTACAGTAAAACCTACAACACTCATGCGCTACCTAATCAAATTAGTTACACCCACTGGCGGCACAGTCTTAGACCCGTTTACGGGTTCGGGTTCTACCGGTAAGGCGGCGCTACTTGACGGGTTCAACTTTGTCGGTGCGGAATTGACGGAGGACTACCTGCCAATTATTGAGGGTAGATTACGATTTGCAAGTAAACAGGTCGACCATGACAATGTTACTTTATTCTGAGAATTTCCAGGGCCAAAGCAATATGAAATTAGGACGAGGTTCTTGATGAGAAGAATATATCGAGGTTCATTTACTGACGTTTGGACAGGTGACAAAAAGCCAACTGTAACGGTTATGTCGGTTGCAGAGGACAACAGTCATTACGAAATTTACATACAAGGCAAAGGCGTAACAGTTTTTGAGGGTGCTGACGCGTGGCGGCGAGCCTCAGTTTTTGTAAGCGACCATAATTGGGACGCCGAGACAGCTATTCTAAGGGAGGCATTATATGGATAAGTTCGAAACTGTACCTGTCTGGACTGACTCACCAATGGAGTTTTTATCTGACAGTGCGATACAACTGGTTTGTAATGCCGACGATAGGTCAGTGTCTTTAGACCGGCAGAATGTTTTACTAGTGAGGATACCGTGCAAGTAGATTGGGCTAAAGAGCTAGGTATCGATGTCAGTAAGTTGTTTCAAGAGCACCCGTGGCACCCGTATCAGTTGCAAATGAAACGGTTACATTGTGAAATTTCGTCGAGTTATTGGGAAGTATCGAAAAACGACACGCCGAGTACTTGACATTTATTGTATAGTGTTATACAATAAATATATAACAAGGAAAGGTAACTAAATGGCAACCAAGACACAGGTTACGCGACTACTAGCAAAGCAAGGAGCTGTCTGGTCGGAAAAAAAGTTTTTCGACGAGTACGAGTTTGAGGCTATGCTACCTGAGCCCTACGTTTGGGACGGGTCCAACGGGTCAGAGGTAGGCTACGGCTCGTTCTGTCAGACCAAGATGTACGGGGAAACGATGGCCGAATTCTGGGACTCTGTAATGGTGATGATTAATTGGCCGGTCGCAAAACCAGAGTAATATACAAAAAGTAAGACCTCTGCTACGGCAGGGGTTTTATTTTTTATTGTAGACTTGACATTTATTGTATAGTGCTATACAGTAGAGATATAACAACAAGGAAAGG